AATTACGGAAAGCATTATATTAACAGCTTGAAGTTCTGTTGTTGGTGTAATTTGTGTTGTCATGCTTTTCCTTTTTCTAAATTTAAACTAGGGGAGTCAGTCTCCCTCGTCCCCTAGTCCTTATAAGTATAAAGTAACGTAAAGATTACGCTTCTTTAATTCCTACAGCCGCTTCAGGTCTTAGAACTCCATGACCCATAGCGTATTTTGCTACCATTAGCGTACCTTGACGTCTAATGTCATATTCCATTTCAGAAGATAAGTCCATTAACTTAACAGTACCTACTGCTGAAGGGTGTGATACTAGACATACATAGTTAGCTAAGTTTACTTGTTGTGGGTTAGAGCCACCTGCTGTAGCTGAACCACCTGCAACACCAGTTGCAGACGAGTTGTCTACCGCAATGTCACCAAAGTGAGCAACAGGAACAATATCTATTCCTGCAATTCTTAGAACTTTACCTTCGGCGATTGAACCCTTACCACTAAAGTCAACATTAACTGCATTAGTAGCATTAGCTAGTTTGTAATATTCCTCTAACTTCATAAAGGCTTTTCTGCCTTCTTTAGGAACATAGTTAGCGTCAAGCTGTTTAGCCGCATTGAACAACTCATCAATCATTGCATTAGCCGCAGTTGCCGCCGTTGCTGAAGCGATTGAAGTGTTTGTTAATACAGTACCAGAAGCATATCCACTGTCGGATACGTTTGCTGAAGCCTGAGCCGCTTGACCAATAGTTTGTAAAACGTGCTTATCTTTTTGGAAAGCCAAAGCTCTACCAATTTCACTAGAATATGCACTTCTTACGTCCCAATGGTTTTTTGCCTCTTCAATATTCGATAAGAATACAGAAGATAATAGAAGGTCATTAATTGTAATGACTTTCTCGTTGTGATTTACGTCTGAGCCAGTAATCTCGTTACCTGCTGTGTGGTAAGCCGCCGCAACTCTACCCATTACTGGGAATGTTGCACTTTTTCCGTTGCTGATAGTTCTCACCATTTCAGCACCTTCTGTAACTGAAGCTCTATCAAAAGAAGTTAATACTTCTCCTGCAAAAACTTTCAGAAACAGAGCGTCTTCACTACCACCTGCATTTACTCTACCGACTGAGACAGGACTTGCGTTTGCCATGTTTAGTCTCCTTTTTAGGTTGTTTACGCTTGTTAATAAAAGCCCTTACACTTTCAGTCACACTTACAAGATTGTCTACCGCAGTAGGTCAAGCTATGTTTCCTATGTGATTAGGCAGTTGCCCTCTATAAAGAGTGCACAACTATATTAGCAATTCCATTTTCGTAAAGCTAAAGCCTTTCTTGTAGGTCTACCTTTACTATCTTTCATTGCTCCCTTAACTCCGCTCATACGAGCACAGAAACTCTTTTTTCTCCCTGCGGCTTTAGAACCTTTTTTAGGTGTACCTGTTACAGGTGCTTTTAGGTTCATGCCCTGAGAGTTATAATACCTTCTTCCTGCGGCATTTAAGCCGCCTGAAGGGTTTTGGTATTTTTTAGCTACCATAAAAGTTTATCTTTTTTTAGCTGTCTTTGCCGCTCTTCTAAAATTAGCGGCTGTTGGTGCACCTTTAGCACCTTTCTTTCTCATTTTTTCGCCACTACCTGCCGCAATTCTTTTTCTTTTAGCATGTATGTTAGCGTATAATCCTTTTTTAGCCATAACTATTTCTTCTTCTTTGCTTTCATTATTTTCTTTTGTAAAGACATAGGTAGTTTTTTCTGACCACCTTTTAACGCTTTACTTGGTCTACCTTTTTTTGAACCATAAGTTCCTTTTCCCATTGGCATATTTATTTCTCCTTTTTCTTTTCTTCTGGTTTAGTTGACTGCTTGATAATATTATCTAGCTCATCAATAGCGTGTTTTGCATGAACAAGTTTATCAAAGTTTGTTTTTAAAGTTTTGACAAAATTATCATGGTCTGCAACACCGACACTTTTTTGTAGAAAAGTATCAATAACTGCTGTAGCTTCAGATTGTTCAGCTTCATATAATTTTCTTAATACTGTTAGCCACATATTATATATCCGAATTTGCTAGTTTAGCTTTAACTGCATTTTGATATGCAACATCTTTAGCATATCTAGGGTCAGCCATAGCTTCTGTTACTTGAGCCCAAGACTCATAACTACCTTCATTTGTAGGAGTAGCTTTACCTTGAACTAAATTTGGTTCGTTACCATTAGCCATGTCATATTTAGCTTTTAATCCTGCGACTGCAAGTTTAATAGACTCTACATCTCTACCATTAACAGTATCATTGTAGGCTTTCTTTTCACCTTCAGTCATGTTTTCTGCCGCCCATGCCGCAATTTTATTGTAAGACTCTTCACCACCAACAACTGCTTTAACTTCTGCACCTTGTTGTTTAGCTAATGCCGCTTGTCCATTAATGAAAGCGTCAACGTATGATTTAGGAATACCTGCTTTTTCAAGTGACTCGTAAGACTTGTCATCAAGTTGTCCTTTTTCATTATATTCTTGTTGCAATGTTTCCATATTTAAACCTGCGTCTGAAACAGCTTTCTCAGCTATTTCTAAATCACCTTCAGGTTTAGCTTCTTGTTTAGGTTCTGGTTGAGATGTTTCGTTCTCTGTTGTTTTATCCTGAGCTCCTAATTTACTTTCTAATTCAGAATAAGATTTTGCCATGTCTTCTACAGACTTAAATTTTTCAGGCAATCCTTCTGGTCTTGGTGTTTCTTGTGATTGTTCTACTGGTTTTTCCGCAGTAGTCTCTTCACTTTTTATTGTTACTTCTTCTACCATTTTAGTTTCCCATTTCCTTCGTCATGTTATTTACTACTTGAGGAGCGACTTGCTGTGCTGTATCCATTGCTTGTTGCATTTGCTGTTGCTCCATTACTTGTTCCTGTTCAGCTTGTAACTGTTCAGGAGTTTTAATTAATCCTTCTGTATCAATGCCTAACCCTGTAGCTATTCTAGTTATTAAATCATTAGGGTTAAGAGCTTGTACTACTTGTGGATTTATTTGTGCCAGTTGTCCGATTTCTGCCACAAACTCTCTTAGTTTCTGTAAATCATTACCTCTACCAAGAGCCTCAATACCTGTAATAATAGTAGGTTTAATACTATCTTTAGGTAAAGTAGGAATTTCTTTTGTTTGACTCATTCTTTTCATTAACACTCTAACAAGAGGTAATTGTAATTCTTGAGACAATAAAGAATACACACCACCCATAGACGTTTCTAATTGTTCAGCCATGTATCTAATCTCTTGTGCTGTAACTCTTTCTGCGTCTCTTTGTATTGCAGTGTGTAATAAGAAAGCGTAAGACATACGCTCTTCTAATTTCTGAATACTTCTTTCTACAACTTGTAAGTCATATTGTTTGTTTGCTTGTAGTACAGCAACATCACCTTCTGAACCTGTAATAATGTCACCATTTCTTGTTTGTGCTAAATCTCTTTTTCTAGTAACTGCATTTGGTTTAACCATAAATACAACTTTACTAGAAGCCGCCGCACTTTCTACAAGTGATTGCGATAATCCTTCTAAGCTCTTGAGGTCACCCAAGAACTCCTCTACAAAACTTCTTCCATAATTTTCATTATCTATACGCACCATTCTTAGTGCTTGATATGGCATAGCGTCTGCCATAATTGTACCAATAGTAGAAGGTATTTTAATACCCATTACTTCTTGGCATACATAAAACTTTTTGTTATCTAATTTATAAATATGTGTATAAATATCACAGTTGTCATCATCTTTATAATCACCGTTGACTTGCATTTGTTGTTTAATTTCATCATCAAGAGCAACGTGTGCTATACTTTCTTTAATAATAATTTCTATTAATTCACCTTGTGGGTCACGTCTACATACATATTGAGATAAAGGATAAACTCTCATTGTTTTGTTTTTTGGTAAATACGTTAGTACATTACCACCCACTATTAAATGTTTTAATGCTTCAAATACACTAACTCTTAAAGCTAGTTCTTCTATCTTTTTAGAAACTTCTCTTTCAATATCTGCTAAAGATTTTTCAACTTCTGTTTTTAATTCAGTTCTTTCTTCCATTTCTTTTTTAGCGTCACCACTAACTTGTAGTCTAAAGAATGGAGAGTTTGGGGGAAGTAATAAAAGTAAAAGTTTTGAAGCTAAATTGTTGACACCCCTAGCTCCAACAGATTGAAAAGGGCTGTATAAATCTGAAGAATAATTAAAACCTTCGTCAGGAATAAGAGACGGTATTGTTAATTCACTACATTCACGAGCTCTATCCAAGAACTGTTGTCTATCCGCTTTTAACTTTTCGTATCTTTCCCTAGCGGTATTTTGTCTTGTTACTGCTTCGTTATAATAGTCCATTTATTATCCAATATTTAGACCGCTACTTGTTGTAGCAGAAGTTGTGTTTACGCCAGAAGTCTGTAACATTTCTGTACCAGATTTTTTAGCTTTCTTTTTAATTTTCTTTTTATCTGACAACTCGTCTGCTGTTTCCAAAGTTGGAACTAATTGCTCACCGATAGGTGAAGCGTTCACAACTGGGTTTGGAGCAACAGGTTGAGGAGCAGGTCTTGAACCGCCACCGCACATATTTATTCTCCTTTGTTATACTATATTTAAACCAGAGTTTGAGCCTTCAATTCCACCCTGATTGTATTCATCTTTCTTTTTTTTCTTAGGCATGTCACCACCGACATCAATGTCAGAAGGTTCAGGATTGTTAAACGGATTGTCTTTAGGGTCATAAACATTTCCTGCTACATAGTCTTGACTTTCGTCTCTTGGGGTATATGTAACTGGTTTACTTGTTCCTAAGCACATTCTCGTCTTTCCTCTCCTTTAAGGTATTTAAAAATTTGACAACATCACGTTGCCCTGCTTTGAAGTATATAGTCTTAGTATCATCTGAAAGCTCAGGTGATTTTTCAGGATATACTTTATTTAGCATTTTAATTAAGTCATCTACCGTATTAGGTAAGACAACATCTTCTAAATTATCCATTTGTTCCTTCTAAAAAGGGTACTTTATTACCATAATGAACCACTGAGTGTACCCTTGTTATACTCAGTTGCTCTGTTTTCAAAGAAATTTGCGTGTTCAACACCATTTAATACCCAGTCTAACCAACCCAAAGGGTTACGTTTTACTCCATAATTAGGTTTTAAACTTAATTGAAGTAGTCTTCTATCTGCAATATATCTTATGTATTCTTTAACTTGGTCAGGTGTTAAGCCTTCAATGCCACCCATTTCAAAAGCTAAATCAATAAATCTATCTTCTAAATCTACCATATCTCTACATGCTTGATAGATACTTGCTTTAAATTTTTCAGTCCAAACATTAGGATTTTCTTTTATTAAAGCATGAAATAGTTTTATCATGTTTTCTACATGGTGAGTCTCATCTCTAATACTCCACGTTACTATCTGACACATGCCTTTCATTTTACCAAATCTTTGAAAGTTAAGTAGCATAACAAAAGAAGCAAACAGTTGTAAGCCTTCTCCAAATGCAGAGAAACAAGCTATCTCTCTAGCTAATCCTGATATTCCTTTACCTTTACTTTCAAATAAATAATTATGTTTGTCAGACATTTCTTTATATTCTTGAAATGCTTTGTAATCACTTTCAGGTAAACCAATAGTATCATTAAGTAATGAGTAACTGTGTGCATGGTTTGCTTCACTGGTTGCAATAGCAGACAACATCATTCTTATTTCAGGTGGTTTAAATTTTGGTATGTAATTATCAAGATACGCCTGAGCTATATCTACATCACCTTGTGTAAAAAATTTTAAAATTTGATTAATAAGATTTTTTTCTTGTTTAGTTAGTTTACTATTCCAGTCTCGTACATCTTCATGTAATGGTACTTCACTCGGTAACCAGTGCATTTTCTGTTGCATATCGTATGCTGTAAAAGCCCACTCATATTCGAATGGTTTGTAATGTACTCTTTCTTTAAATAAACTCATCTAAACAACTCAATCCCTTCTATAATAATTATTACTAATAACTCTAATGCCAAGATAGTGTGATACACTGTCCATAGCACTGTTTGTTTTTGTTTCTTTTTTTGACACTGACACTTTCGTGGCTTGTCAATATCTTTAAATAGTTCTGTATATGTCATCTATGCCTCACATGCTAAACACTCTGACTCAGGTATTATTGTTCGTTCTACTTTTAACGATACCAACTCAGCACGTTTAATTGCTTCTGACCTACAGTAGTAAAGTGTTTTTAGTTTCTTTTTCCAAGCTAACATGTGTATGTCATGTAGCTCTTTTATGTCTACATCAGCAGGAACAAAAACATTTACAGACTGAGCTTGACAAATATATTGTTGTCGGTCAGCCGCATGGTCTATTATCCATTGCTGATTTATTTCAATAGCAGTTTTAAATATTTCTTTTTCATAATCATTCAATTCATCTAAATGTAGAACTGAACCATTAGCCTGAAGTATTGACTGCCATACTTCTTCAGTATTCATTCCTTTACTTTCTAATAACTTTTCAAGGAATTTGTTTTTAACAAGAAATGAACCAGACATAGTTTTTTGCACATACGCATTGGCTCTGTATGGTTCTATTGAGGGAGAAGTTGTCCCACAAATAATTGATGAAGAAGCATTAGGTGCAATAGCTAACAAGTGTGCATGACGCATACCTGTACCTTTCATGTCAGGAGCTTCACCTCTTTCTAATGCTAAGTTCTTTGACTCTTGTACTGCTTCTTCTTTAATCTTTTTAAATATTTTTAAGTTTTGTCCTTTAGCTAAAGCAGACGCAAAGGCAATACCTTTTGATTGTAAATACGCATGAAAGCCCATAGCTCCTAAACCAATACTACGTTCTTGGTGTGCACTAAATTTAGCTTTTGCTAATTCATCTGGTGCATTGTCAATAAATGATTGTAATGTATTATCTAAGAACCTAACTAAATCAGGTATAAATTTATCGTTATCTTTCCATTCATCAAACTTTTCTAAGTTCACACTAGACAAACAACACACAGCAGTACGTTGTTCATTAGTAGGTAGTGTAATCTCAGTACATAAATTAGAATGATGTACTTTTAATTGTTTATCTTTTTGTGTTTGGGGAAGAGCATTATTGATTGTGTCAATAAAGCAAAGGTAGGGTTCACCAGTAGCTACTCTGTTTTCTAAGATACGTTGCCATATCTCTTTAGCAGAAACAGTCCGTACTACTTGTTTAGTGTGTGGGTCAATTAAATTCCAACTATCATCATAGCTTGGGTCTTCAATACATTTGTCAATTAACTGCATGAAACTGTCAGGTACGTTGACACCATGATGTAGGTTAAGACATTTTCTATGTATGTCACCACCACTAGGTTTACGCATGTCTAAAAATTCCATTATCTCTGGGTGAGATAAATCCATGTATGCGGCGTAGCTTCCTCTTCTAGTTTTACCTTGAGAGAAAGCTAGTATCTCTGAGTCAACGACATGCAAAAAAGGAATAGACCCTGAGCTTTGACTACCGCCGCTAGTGAGTGTACCGTCTGAACGAACATGTCCCCAGTACCCACCAATGCCGCCACCTACTGACGCTAACCATGCGTTCTCTGTGTAGTGTGCGGTTAAACCTGTACGACTATCTCCTACATAATTTAGAAAGCAGGAAATAGGCTGACCTCTTTTACTACCTGCATTAGTTAATACAGGTGTAGCAAACATAAACCAGAGTTTAGACGCATAGTTATAAATTCTTTCAGCCATTGCGTCATCATCTGAGAAAGCCTTAGCGGCTCTCATAAATGCGTCTTGAGGCGAACCTTCATTCGGTAAAAGGTATCTGTCTTTTAGTGTTGTCTTACCAAAATAGGTTAGTAGTTCGTCTCTTGCATAGTCCATTTATGTCTCCTTAATTAATTTAAAATTGTTTTCTCTGTCATAATATTTGTATTTGATTGTTGTAGGTTTGAATGTTTCTATGTGTTTAAAGATTGTAGTTTCATCTAACTCAGAACAAGTATAGACATCTAGTTGCAGTAACGCAGGGTTACATTCGTCCCAACAATGAAATGCTATATGTGATGTTTCAATAACAGTCACACAGGTAAGACCTCTATTACCTTCTTTATTACAGTAATAGGCAATAGGTTTACCTAGCATTTTCATTTTAATTAAGTGGACTAATTTTCTGACCCACTTCTTTATATATCTAGTATCCTTTGGGGGTGAGCTTATCTCCGCCCTTATCATTAGGTGTTTGTGCTTTGTCATCTAGTTTTAAATTGAGTTGTTTATGATTATCTTTTTCAATAATGAAATCAATATACTGCTTTGCTTTCAACAAATCATCAATGCCACCTTTGAGATTATATCTACATATATATTTAACCACATTACCCTGACAGAAATCGAGTTTATTTTTTACAATAAAATCAATAGGTTCTATCTCATGTTGGGTATAGTGTGGTGGTTCTTTTATCATATCCGCCATAGTTTAACTTTACCTGTCTTTTTGTTATAGTCTTTATGTGTTAGTATATGTGCAACCCTAGCTTGTTGTAGGGCTTCTTTAGCAGAATAACCTGCTTTGTCATAGGCAGACAGAACTTTCTTCCATAGGTCTAATAAGGGAACATTATTATCACCTAATAACTTCTGTGCTGTTTTGACACCTACGTTAGGAACGCCTGAATATCCGTCAGTGCTATCACCTGCCATAGCTTGTACCATAAACCAATAGTCTGCCTGTTTCTTGTCTATTTTCTGTACTGTTTTACCGTCAGTAGAAATTAAACAAGGTATTTGTTTAAGGTCTTTATCTATAGAAACAATAACTCTTTCCATATTACTAGGTTCAGTAGCCATAATGCCTAAGACATCATCAGCTTCTAGCCCTTTATATATTACAGCATTGTGTTCTTGTAATACATAATCTCTAAGAGCATTGAGAACCATAGGCTTTCTCTTTTGTTTACGATTGTCTTTGTAAGAAGGTAGTACATCTTTACGAAAGTTATGTGTATCTGTAAGAGCTACAACATAGCTATCTGCTTCAAGGTCTGTAAGTAAATCTTCAATGGTACTATCTACCTGAGCTTTACAAATATTCTCATCACAATGTAAAGTCCACAAACCATTACCCCAGTGTGTATCTACTTCATTCATAGTAGCAATCTTATAAATAAGAATGTCACCGTCTATCAATAGTTTACGTTTCATTATAATTTAACCCTCTCTTTTACATCAAACAATTCTTTCAAAGGTATAAGTATACACTTAGAAGCAAAGTTATCTCCTATCATCTTAGTGTTATCTATATATTTGAAAGCTATTTCTTTTAGTGTTGGTACGTCAAAGAATAATTTACAAAAATCTTTGCCGTCTTTGTGTAGAATATGAACCCAGTAGTCTGCTTCAGTAGCATATAATCCACTTGGTTTACCTCTACACTCTATTTCGATTGCTATGTTACCTGTCTTGTACCACCAATCTCTTTCAGTCTTAACTTCTATTTTTGATTTATCTGCGTTTAATAAGTTAGCTACTCTGTCTTCACCACTCTTACCAAACTTTAAATCAATGTCCCATTTGCTAGTGTGTTTCACTCCAATTATCTCCTATCTTGTATTCCCCTGTAAGAGGAAGTCTTAATTGGAAGTGTTCGCCAGTACGTTTAATGGCTTCGACAGCTAACCGTCCAATAGTCTCAGCGTCTTTCTCAAGACACTCGACTTGTATTTCATCATGCACCCAAACCACTTGTTGTGCTTCAGGTATTTTCTTAACTACTTTATCAAACTCGACAAGCCATTGTTTACAAACAAGAGCTCCACCAGATTGAAGTAAAGTATTAAGTGCGGCATGTGCAGACCTAATTTTTATCTTACGTTTATCAAGACCTATTAAGTATCCACGTTCAGCCGCCGATTGTACTTGCGTTATTAATTTATTTAACGCAGGTAAATTATTTAAGAAGCGTTGTTTTATCTTAGACGCTTCACTGACTTTCTTGCCAGTTACTAATGCTATCTTTCTAACACCACCACCATACAAGAAACAATAGTAAAATCTTTTTGCTTGGTCTCTTGTTTCTAGTCCTGCTAGTTTTTGTGTCTCAGTGTGTATGTCACCTTCTAATACAACTTTAGAATATTCTCCGTCATCATACTTAGACATGAAGTGACACAACATTCGTATTTCTAATCCTGAAATGTCGATACCCACTAACTTCTTACCTTTAGGCACAGTAAATAAACTTCTACAATCTTTACCATAAGGAACAGATACACTCGGTACTTGTCCTAAGTTTGGATTACTATGAGAAGCTCTAGCAGTGACGGTAGAATTTGTATTACAAGTTCCATGTATCTTTCCATTACGTTCATTCTTTAACCAAGCCTGTGCACCAGTAGCTAACTGTCCTATTCTTTTATCTAGTAAAAAATGTTCAGCAAGTAACTTTGCTTCAGGATAATCTAATTGACTTAATACTGTATCATCTAGTTTTGGTTTACCGTCAGCAGTAAACTCTTCTGGTTTCCAATTATATTTACTCTGTAATCTTTCTGCTATATGTAATCTACTAGAAGGATTAAATACAGTTACCTTATCTTTTAATTGTTTACCTGTTTTAGGTGATATTCTTTTTGTAGTAATAGGTAAAAATATTTTTTGAAACTCATCTTCTAGTTCTAATCGTCTTGCATTTAATGTAGAATATAATTGTTCGGCTTTCTCTTTATCAAAAGTAAAACCATGTCTTTCTTGTTTGTATATTAATTGAGCAACATTATGTTCTAACTCCATTGCTTGTTTAGAGTAACCTCTATTCTCAATCATTTTAAATAAACTGTGAGTGACTTCTACATCTTGAACACAATAGTCTAGCATAGCAGGACTAAATGTTTTCCAGTCTGTATCAAATGCTTCCTTATAATTACCCACCCTATAACCCCACGCTTTCAAGCTGTGTCTGCCAATACAATTCGCAGGGAAGTCATTTCGTTTAAAGTCACTGTCCCTTATATCTGGGAACAACAAACGAGTTGCTACGATTGTATC